GATTATTCACTTTCACTTTCATCTTTTGTGGATGCTTCTGCATTAAGTCTTGCAGCATCCACCATTCCTTCACCGATAATGTAAGCAATCAATGTGGATGCTGCTGTGATAAGACCAACAACCTGTTCAATGGTCAGGTCATCCACACCAAAAGCAACCATCAATGCTGTTACAAAACCGATTACCGCTGCCCAAAACTTTCTGCTTGTTAGCTTCTGTTTCCAGTTAATCTTCATTGAGATTACCACCTTTCTAAAAATTTTGAATGCTGATATCTTCCTGAACTGCTTCATTCATTGTGCTGTCAATTTTGCTATTCAGTGCTGCATCTATTTTTGAAAGTTCACTTTCAATTTCTTCATGATGTTCAGAAGGATATTTCATCATTAGATTCAGCTTTGTTTCCAGGAAAGCAATTTTGCCTTTGAACACATTTTCCATCTTCGCCTTATTAAGATAGAAAACAATTGCAGCACCGTATGTACCGCCAGTGGAAGGAATTATATACATGAACACACTGGTGTCTTTTCCTTGCCAGGCAAACACACATGCTGCAATCAATGAAGCAATAAAGATGTATCTTGTTTGAGTAAGAAGCCTTTTTGAAAATTCCTTGTTTTTATTCATCTGAATCAAGACCCCTTACCACTTTTTCAAGTGCATCAAGTCTTTTGTGGGCTTGTTTTGTTGATTCTTCAACTTTAATAAGCCTTTCCCTGGATTCCTTAATATCGTTTTTCAAATTGGACATTTCTGATTTTATTTCAGTAATTCCAATCCCGATATTTTCAAGCTTCACAATCACTGTGGTCAACTGTGCAGCTTCGTTTTGGTCATCCTTTTTGTTGTTTCTTCTCATGTTTGTTATCCCTTGATAGATTCCAAATGCCAAGGATACACCTGAAATCAGAAGGGCAACTTCAATTGTCATAGACATATCCCCTTTCTTAAAAATTACCCCCTCACAAGCCTTTCATTTTGACCTGTGAAGGGGTTTTTCTTCGGGGGTATGCCTTAATACCCCCTAATGATTTCAAGTGCTATTCAACCGCCAAATCACCGCAGTCAATGTCAATCAGAACCTGTCTGACCTGCTCTTTAATCAAAGCAGGTACTTCTGCAAAGGTCTTTTTGCCCTTGACAATTAAAGTTGCATAAATGACTGCCATCACAACCACATCCTTTCTGAATAAAAATAATAGAAGCAGTTTAAGCATTGGAATCAGCATCCAAGATTGCTTGAACCTCTGCCCTTAATTTTTCAGGAACATCATCAATTGTTTTAAGACCTTTCCTGATAAGGTCTGCATAAACTTTTGCCATTTTGATTCACCGTTCCTTTCTGTCATATTAAGACATAATCATTTCATAGACTTCAACCAGTGCAAGCTGTGTGTCTGTCAACTGTTTATCCAACAAACTGATGTATTCATCTTTGGTGTACTGCACCATGTTGAATTCCCAACCGCTGAATGTTTCTTCGCCAACAGTTTCTTCCACAGGTATGATGTTCGTGTAAATCCATACACTGAACTCATCAAGCACCATGGGTTCAGGTTTCACTGTGCTTCTTACCCTTCCATAATCCTTCAT